CGGCGATATGCAGGGAAGAATGACCGCAGACATAGCGCGTTTTGGAGGGGACAAAATGGTTGCCGGGTGTTGGAGAGGGCTTGATCTTTACCAGATTGTGGAAAAAGAAAAACAAGGATTAAACAAAACTTGTGAGGATTTACGAAGCCTTTCAGTTAAGAATCAGATCCCGTACTCCTCCATAGTTGTAGACGAAGATGGTGTTGGTGGCGGTGTTGTGGATCATATGGAAGGAATTCACGGCTTTATGGGTGGAAGATCCCCGATTCTAAAACCGGATGAAGATGTTGATAATATCGAAAAAAGATATCAGAATTTGCCCTCTACTTATTTGAAGAGACAGAATTATAAGAATCTTAGGTCGCAATGTTATTTCTTAGCCGGAGAGTTGATAAACAACAGGCAAATGTCTATAAGCGCCGAAGACTTAACAGAGGTACAGAAACAAACTATTATCGAGGAATTGCAACAGGTAAAGCGTGAGGATACTTCGGCTTCCGCCCCGCTTCAGATAGTGCCAAAAGAGAAGATGAAGGAAGCTCTTGGTCATTCCCCGGACTTTGCAGATATGATTATGATGCGAATGTATTTCGAACTTTTGAAAGAAGCTCCTCCGGAGGGCGTGTATAATGAACCGGACGAAGAGGTTTTGCGAGAACTTGGTATTGAAAACAAATTCGGTGGTACTGAAGGTTATGGTATAGAGAGTTTTGGATTGAAAGCAAATTAAAAAAGGTTATACTTAATTTATGGATGAACAAACAACCACAGTAGAAATAACAGATGCGGATGTTTTAGTCTTACAGCAAGAAGAAAAAAGTGCGTTAGAGTACAGAGAAAGAAAACACGATGACTGGACGGAGAATTACACTTTATACAGAGATAAAGTTATTACGAATCGCTTAACACAAAGACAGACTGTAAATGTTCCTCTAATGAAATATGTTTTAAATACGCTTCTAAAAGAGATGATGGATGCTCCGCAACTCTATTTTAGTAATCTTAGTAACGATCAGCAAAAAGAAATCTACTATAACGAATATTGGAAAGAAACCTTCAAAATAAACAAACTGGTCATCAAAGACCATATAGATAAAAAACAAAATGCTTTGTTTGGTAGGGCTTTTAAAAAACTTAACATAGAAAACGGCAAGGTAAAGATTAGTCTTGTAGATCCTCAATGTATGTTGGTTCACAGATACGTCGATCCTTCCGATATTGATTCCTCTCCGGCGTTAATTGAAACCGATATCTTTGTGACTTTGGACGATATCTTGGAAAATGAAGAATACTTGGAAGAAGGTAAAAATCAAGTAAAGATGTATTTCTCCGAGGAAGCCGGAAGATTAGAGTCCGAAGAGAATTTTGACAAGGCTTCGGAGAAGACGGATAGATTAAAGAGTATTGGGGATGAAACCGTAGAAGATCCTTTGCTTGGAGAAACCTATGTGGAACTTCACGAAGCATACAGGTTTGAATGGAACGATAAAAAGGATCAAAGGGTCATAATGAGATACGTTCTTGCTGTAACGAAATCAGGAACCTTCAAACTTCATAAAGCACTTCTATCAGATGTTATAGGTAAAACTTCAGATAATTTTTGGGATACTCACTTTCCTTACACTTCTTGGGCTTCAGATCCTGAAGCTACAGATTTTTGGAGCGATGGTGTTGCAGATATTATTAGAGCCATTAACAAAATTCTCAATGTTTGGTTTAGTCAGTTGGTAGAAAACAGAACTTTGCAGAACTTTGGAATGAAATACTACGATTCTACAGATAAGAAGTTTGTACCACAGACATTCGCTCCGCAACCGTTTGCACATCTTCCAGTACCCGGAGATCCGAATAAGATCATCAAAGACGTTATTACAGGTAATTTATCCGGAACACTAGAAGAAATGACGTTCTTGATAACCCTTGCGGAAAAGGCTACCGCCGCAACTTCCGCTAATTCCGGGGCTATTGAGCCGAAGAAAGTAACTTTAGGGGAAGTGGAATATGCTTTAGCGAACGCACAAAAAAGAATAATGATTCAACAGGTGTTTTATACAGAGGATTGGAAAGATCTTGGTACTAAATATTCCAAATTCCTTGAAGCCGCCGGGGATCAGTTAGACGATTTAACAGTTTATAAAAAAGGAAGAATGGGAAAGAAGACATATAAAAAACTTATCAAACTTGGAGATTGGAGCGACGACGAAGGCTACGCTTGTGAGGTCAAGACCATTTCGGATCAACAGGATCAGGACATAGAAGAGCTTCAGAAATTGGAGATTTTAAAGAATGAGATGCCCGATAATGTTCCTTTGGTTTCTATTCGAAGGCGTAAGATGATGGAGTTCTCCGGTCTATCTCCGGATGATATTAGTCAGGTGGAGGAGTTCGAAAGACAAAGGACTGCAACTCCGCTTGCGCCCGTTGAAGAAGTACCTTCTGAAGTTGCGGTAAATGCCGGCAATACCGGAGCCGGAAACGCTACTCCGGGAATCCCGGAAGTTCCGGACATTGCCCCTAAAGTTTGATAGAATAAAAAAACATGATGAATCCTTACGACAAGGTATTAGAACAAAAAGGTTTAAAGTACGAAGAACTAACTCCGGAAGAGAAGGAACTTTATCAGAGAGCTTCTAAAGGTGTTAAGGCTGTAACAGTCGAAGATTTAAAGGATCACTTGGAGGAAATGCTTTACACAATGACTATGGAACTTTGCGATACTCCGGATACCCCTGATCTACAAGATAAAAATAATAAACTAAAAGCTAGAGTAAAGAATTACCTTTTGTTGAGGGCTTTTATCGAGGTTCCGGATAAAGTGGCTAGAGCTATTCAGAGGGAAATAGAGGAAACGCAACAATGAGAAATTTCTTGTCAGAAATTGGAAGATACGGATTTAGAATTGCTTTGAACAATTTACTACTTTCGTGGGTAATGAATTTTATAGGAGCGAAAAGTTTTCGTGTAGGATACAAAAAAAATGCCATACACAATTAAAAAATCTAAAAGTAAAAAGGACGATAGACCGTATAAAATTGTTAATACCCAAACGGGTAAAGTTGTAGGTTCTTCCAAAACTAAAAAGAAAGCAGTAGGTAGTATGATGCACAGGGAGGACGCTATGATGAAGAAAGAAGATTAAATCCCGCAACATTAAATGATTCCGCTAGAGATTACCTAGAAGAGATATTAGCTAAAGATCTTAACTCCCTAACTGTTTACGATATTGGTTTTTTGAAAGCTAGAGTAGCTTATCTTACCGCCGATCAAAGAGAATTCTTTTCAGATGCCCTAAAAGGCAAAATCAAAGGTATTGATTTTGTAGAAGAGGACGAAGAAGAAGTTGCTCCTAAAAAAGTTAGAGAAGTTAAAGTGGATGAGGACGGAAAAAAAATTATAGATCCTAATGATTACGATCAAAAAACCTTGATCCAAATGTGTAAGGATGCAGATCTAAAATTCGATCCCAAAATGAATAAACAGCAATTAGCTGATTTATTGAATGAAAGATAGTTTAAAAAGCAAATAAGAATTGCTACTAACCCCGAAATTATCGGGACTGTTTAAGGCAAAACATGACGACAAAACCTATTACAAACCAAAGAACAAAAAAAGAAATACGCGAGGAAGTCGCTAAAATCGACAAGGAAGTTCCAGAAACAAAAAAATTCGTAGAAATAATGACTGCCGAAGAGCAGAAAAAAGAGATTGAGGAAAATCCCGAAGTAACGGAAGAAGAAACCGAAACCCCAGAAAACGAAGAAGAAATAGAGATTCCGGAAGAAGAAACTCCGGAGACTGAAGAAGAGTCGGAAGAGGAAGAGCCGGAAACTCCGGAGACACCACAAGCCCCACAACCTAAAAAAGAATTACCTCCTATTGAAGACCGCTATCGCGAAGCCGGACAGGAAGCGATGATTCTTAATTCCAAAAATAAAAAGTTTTTAGAAACTGTAGAGGAAGCGGAGAACATTCCGGATCCTACCATCGACGAACTAAAAGAGTATGCAAAACAAATGGGATCAGAATACGACGATCTTGACGTTTTTGCACAGAATGTTCTAAAAGAGAATCTCCTAAATAAGAAAAGGTTTGGGAAGATTAGCGGACTCGTAGCCGAGGAAAAACAAGTAGCGAAGTGGGTAGGTAAAGTCGAAAGTTTCTTAACAGACGAAACAACAATCCAAAAGTACCCTGCTTTATCAGGACTTACGGATGAATTTATAAAATACGCTACTAAGAAAAATCATATAAATGCGGATCTTGACTTGTTAGTTGCCGGATTTATGTGGAAGCAACCAAACAAGCCCGTTAAAAGATCTGTTCTTTTACCAAGAAGTAGGGGCGGAGCCGGAGCGCCAATCGTTCCTGTATCAACCGATCTTACCGAAGATGATGCGATGGTGTACAGAAAAAAGGGCGATTTCAAAAAATATAAACAGCTAATAAGACAGAAGAAAATAAAGACCACAATCTAAATTCCATCCCTCTTGACATTTATCCGGAAAGAACTCAAAATGTAAATGTAGAGTTTAAAAACGCTAACCCCAATCATAATCGGGACTGCTTACTCCATGTAATAATTTCGTTTCTACGAAAGGAAAACCGATTATGAACACTTATCCTACAAAGCTAGTCGAAGCCTTCGCCTTACAGGCACTTGAAGTCTTCTATATGATGTCCGTATCCGAAGGGATTACGAACAACGATTACGAAGGTTTGATTGAAAACAAATCTTCTAAAGTAAATATTTTAACCTTTGGTGCTATTTCAACGCACAATTACACAGGCGCCGATATGTCGGCGGATGATCTAACAGAGAGCAATGCTCAACTTGTTACTGATCAGGCTAAATATGTGTACTTTACTGTTAAGACTTGGGACAAGTTCCGATCTTACATTAAAGATCCCGAAAATCCTGTTGCTAAACAGGTTGCTTCCGAAATTAAGAAAGTTATCGACGTCTATGTACTTGGTTTCTATGGGGATGCCGCGTCAGGAAACTGGCTTGGTACTTCATACACAACCGGTACTGTTACAGTTGATGTAACAACTGGTTTAGTTACCGGATCCGGTACAACCTTCGCTTCTTCAATGGTTGGAAAACCATTTAAAGCTTTGGGACATACTGATTGGTATAGAATCAAGACCTTTACTAACACGACCTCTATGGTTATTGAAGATGATAGCGATGACCTAACAAGTGCATATACCGGAGGTGCTATCGCCGGAGGTGCTACATACGAGATTCAAGGTAATACTGCAAAACAAGTTACCAAGTCCACAATCTTTGCAGAGTTTATCGAAATGCAGACTGTT